GGAGTTTCATATAGTCTTCCCGAGGGTGTAGAAGTTGCTGTCAGTTCCTCAAATGATATAATCTCATGTGTAAATTTCATAAATCTATGTTCATCCTGTCTTTAGTAATAATATAGTCTTTCACTAATGCACTTCGGACGATATCGTCGTGAGTGAATTCAATATGATCAAAGCTATTCATGGCCTTGATAATTTGCATGAACTTCCGAAAGCCCAGCTTGTCCTCTGACTTGATCAGATCGGTCTGCGTGAAGTCTGCACATATGATTACGCGGCAGCCTTCACCAATTCTGGTCATGATGGTATTCAATTCATGCCCGCTACAATTCTGGGCTTCATCGATGATAATTATATTGTCGCGAAACGTAATGCCTCGAAGAAACGATGTGGTGCTGAATTCAATATAATGATTTTTCTTGAAATAATCGTATGCCGTAGCATGGCCTGTTAGCTCACTGCATAGCCCATCATACGGAGCTTCATATACCGCAATCTTCTCCTCGACATTACCGGGTAGAAACCCCATGTCGCGAGAGGGTACGACACTTCGAAGAATTACGATTGGTTTTGGTGATGTTCCCATGATGACTGAATTTAAGGCCAAATACAAAGCAAGAAATGTCTTGCCTGTTCCTGCCGAACCATGTAGAAGAATGTTTCTATCGTTTGCGAATGATTCGAATGTTCGCGATTGATTATCTGTGATGGGTACTATTCGCTTCAATGTCACTTTAGCAAGCTGATTTCTAGCCTCGACGTTGTATTGTGTCTTTTTTATTCTTTTCTGTAACTTCTTTTCCCGTCGTGTAAGATATGTGGCACTAGAATCGGCGTATTGAAGTGAATTAGTGTACATCGCTTCTCCTACTAAAGTATATTCATCGTACTCCGTCTATTTGTTTTCTTAATATTTCTCAAAATATCCCTAAAGCCTTCGTCGGGCTTTCGTTGCCCGGCTACGCCACTCACGATGCGCGGAGCAGATAGAACATGAGTTTTATTTGGGTTACGTTTGAGAAACTGTTCCAGAGCAGAGTAAGTCATGCTAACTTCTTCTAGATGTTCAGTGTCATTATCTTTAATCGTATATGTGGGCATACAATCTCCTAGAACATGATTTATTTAGTATTTGCTGATTGTAGAATCAATTCGACTGTATTATATAGTGTGGTCATATATTAGTTCCATGTACTTGAGGAATATTTCTGAAGTAGTTTAGCATGTTCTTTCGACATTGTAAAGAGTTCTGTCATATCAGACTGATCAATAGGAATTGCAATCATATTTCGGCCGTCTCTAGAGGTATATGAATAGTATTGCATCTTCTTAGGATCGATTTCATATATCTTACCCTCACTGTAATGAGGAGTCTTATGATTAGGAACAGATACGAAAATGAGCCTTTCTACAGTCAAGCACTTTTTGAGTTGATTGGGCTTGAATGTGAATGCATTCTTATAGACATATGGCACTTGGGTCTTGACTTCTGTGGTCAGGCCATCAACCATCATATCCTTTTTCGAATCATAGGGATCGATGGCCATTTCAATTTTATACCCGTTTGCCGAACAGAAATTGGAGAATATAGTTTCGCCAATCTGACCCATTCGAGTCTTGTTGTCAACATCACTCATATTTCAATCCTCTGATTGATATCATGTAGAATCAATTCGACTTTACTGTATAGTGCAGCAAGTGTATCGTTGTTGTCAATCACAATATCGAAGTCCGTATTGGCCCAAGCCCATTCTGAATTATGAACATTGGGGTAATGCACATGCATAGAATCGGTACCAACAATATGATCCTTTGCACATTGCCACCATACAGGGTCCTCACCTTTTCGGACATGCCATATCTGGCCATTGTGGCGTCTAATCATTTCAACTTCATTAGGGAATCTGATGTCCGAAATAACGACATTTTTAGACTGCATGATTTTTCGCTCGGCTGCAATCACCCACGTTTCTGAATGAAAGTTATTTCTAAATAGCTCGGTTCCTAATATCTGTAGGGCCGCGCGCGGTGAAAAATCTGGGCGCCCTAATCGTTCCGCCCAGAAGGAATCGACCTCCTCGCGCCGCGCACGATGGTCTCGCGTTATTCCTTCTAGCATATCTCGGTCCCATCCAAATATGATAGCGGCTGCGTCTTTAAGCGCAGCCGCCATCGATACTCTAACGAATCCTCTACTGTCGCAGATATATTGAGCTATTGTATCTTTACCAGATCCAATAGCGCCGCAGATACCGACGATCATACGCGATCAGTCCTATAACATCCGACAAAGTTTTGCTTAATTGTGAATTGTCGCTGAACAGCATAATACTGTGTGCCCGATTCATCGGAACTCTTCTTCTGAATTAGCTCAATTGCGCCATTCATATATTGCTCCAATGCATATTCGGCTAGCGCATCGACAGTGGCCCAATTGGGGTTATCTCTGCTTTTTGTTCTATCGAGCGCAAGATTGCCGACATGATATCGAAACATATTTGTTTCCTTATCGACCTGCGAATATTTGACGCGCCCGATAGAAACTTGTCGTATTCCCGCGTTTACGAATTTCTTAAACGCCAAAAGTTTATTATTAGTGTACTTAGTAGTCATTGTGTTATCCTGTGGTTTGATTGATATTAAAATAGTTAGTAGTATTGTACTGTTAGTTCATCGGGGTACTATCTTTCTCGCCTCGCAACGCCTCCCGCAGTCGCTCGATCTTGTCGTCAGGGGTACATGGCGCGGCGGTTCCATGCGGCGATGGCTTCGGCTTCGGTCGAGTAACGAGAGTCGCCGTCGCCCGCGCAACCTAGCTCGCCATCGCAATAGACTTCGTACCCGCCGATCTCGTCGCGATAGGTGGCAACGCGAGAGCCGCAAAACGGACACGGCTTCAGTGCTTCATCGCTCATGTGTTCTCCTTGGTGGGGTCGCTCATGGCTACCAACGGGTCGGGGTTTCGATGATTTCGGCAATATCGGCGGCGGGCACATAGGTCTTGCAATCGTACTCATCGGTGACGACGGCAAACGCTCCTTCAGCCTTCAGTCTCTTGGTGTAGCCGCCGCCTGGGCGCCCTTCGTGCTTGAACTCCCGAGCGGTCCCATCCTTCATTTTCATCGTGATATTGCTCATGTGTTCTCCAGTGCTGCGCGTGCGCGTTGAGTGGCGACTGCCCCGGCTGGCACGACATATCCATCGCCGTGTACGCCTTCCAGCAATCCTTCCAGCGCAGCCCGCAGGCTCTTGATCTTCTCTTCAGCCTCCCAGCGTGCAGTCAACTGATCCCGCAGCGCCTCTATCCCTGCATCGCGCTCTGCCCGCAGCCGCTCGATCTCGTCGGCGGCGCACCGTAGCTTTGTGCTTGCCTTTACGTTGTCCAAGACTTCCCAGTCGGCTGCCTCTTGGCGCAACCATCCCACAAGGTCATCGCTCATTGTGTTCTCCTTGATCGCTGCGTCGAAGCCGTCGAGACGCATTCCGATAACGGCGTTGCCCAAGACCTTAGCGTTTCCACAGACCTTAGCATTACCATAGACCACAGCGTCGTCATAGACCTCAGCGCCGTCATAGACCACAGCGTTGCCATAGACATTAGCGCCGTCGAAGACCCTAGCGGTGCCATAGACCATAGCGTTGTCGAAGATCCTAGCGTTGCCATAGACCCTAGCGTGGTCATAGATCCTAGCATTGATATAGACCTCAGCGGTACCATAGACCTTAGCGTTTCCACAGACCTCAGCATTGCCATAGACCACAGCGTCGTCATAGACCTCAGCGCCGTCATTGACCACAGCGTTGCCACGGACCTTAGCGTTGTCATAGATCCAAGCGTTGTCGAAGATCCTAGCGTTGCCATAGACCCTAGCGTTGTCATAGATCCTAGCATTGATATAGACCTCAGCGGTACCATAGACCTTAGCGGTGCCATAGACCCTAGCATCCGGGCCGACGAAGGCACTGGCTGCTACTTGGGCACTATCTGCTACCCAGCCGCCGCCATTGGAATGCTGATGGGCCGGTACTGGGCCGCGGCCATCTTCAAAATCATAAGTCGTCATAGTGTACCCTTTCAATTCGGATCGAGCAAAGCCGGCCGGCTTAATAGACCATAATAGACCTTAGCGTTGCCATGCACCTTAGCGTTACCATAGACCTGAGCGTTGCCATAGATCCTGGCGTTGTCATAGATTTCAGCAATGTACTTGGGGCCGGTGCCATAGACCTTAGCATTGTCGAAGACCCAAGCGGTGTCATAGACCTTAGAACGGCCGAAGACCTGAGCGTTGCCGAAGATCCAAGCGGCGTCATAAACCACAGCCTTGCCACAGACCTTAGCGTCGTTATAGACCTTAGCGTTACCACAGACCTGAGCGTTGCCATAGACCCTAGCGTTGTCATAGACCTCAGCGTTGCCGAAGACCTTAGCGGCGCCGGAAACCTTAGCGGTATCACAGACCGAAGCGTTGTCCCAGACCTTAGCGGCGCCATAGACCACGGCCTCGCCGAAGACCTTAGCATCATCGGAGACCTGAGCATCACCATAGAGCCTAGTGTTGCCATAGACCGAAGAGTTGCCCCAGACCTTAGCGTCGTTATAGACCTTAGCATTGTCGAAGACCCTAGCGTTGCCATAGACCCTAGCATTGCCGAAGACCCTAGCATTGTCATCGATCCTAGCGGTGCCGGAGACCTGGGCGGTGCCCCAGACCTGAGCGTTGTCATAGATCACAGCGTTATCGAAGACCCTAGCGTTGCCGAAGACCCTAGCGTTATGAAGGACCCAAGCGGTGCCGGAAACCTTAGCTTTCCGGCCGATGTAGGCACTATCAACTACGCGGGCACTATCAGCCACCCAGCCGCCGCCATTGGGATGCTGATGCGCCGGTACTGGGCCGGCGCCATCGAGAAAATCATAAGTCATTGTGTTGTTCATCATATTATCATTATAGCGCATTTTAGAGCATTTGTCTATCAAAATCGACGGTAATTTTATTGCTTTGTTGAGATGCGGTAAGCAATAATATTACTGGCGTACCCGGCTGGACTCAAACCAGCGACCTACTGCTTAGAAGGCAGTTGCTCTATTCGGCTGAGCTACGGGTACTTGAAGGTAGCCGATTACTGAATTGGCCGAGCGTCAATGTGCTTACATGCTCGTCGGAAATTAAACCCGAGGCAGGTGCATGTCCGTCGCCCATTCTCTTCAGTAATTGTATAGACCTGATTCTTGGAGCCGCTGATCGTCCAAGTTTTAACCGAATGATCGGATGCCATTGGCAGCGGAACAGGAACAATTTCAGATCCTCGCCTAATCTCAACTACATCCGTCATCGCCAATGCACGCATCGGAAAAAACGCATCGCCTGTAGCAAGATTGATGGCCTGAATTTTTTGCCAGCCGGGTGAAGTCATATACGCTCCCGTGAAAGTTTCGAATTCAGGAACGAATGTGCAATAACCATTTCTCATAGAAAAAATAGAATTTTTGCACTTGACCGACAAAGTTTCGCCGGGCTGAAAGGATGTCATTTGGGTTCTCTTACGTGAAATAAAAAAAGTCGATTATCATCGTGTCAAACATTATGACTGCTTTCTGATAATCGACTGAGTTAAATTGGTCGGCGCGCTAAGGATCGAACTTAGTAGAAACGGTAATCCACCGCAAAGGCTTTATAAGGGCCTCCCCCCATCCATGGGTCACGCCGATTGTTTGCTACACGGCCACAGCCGAAGAAGTCTTGACACGCCTCAAAAAGTCAGGGATGGTGAGATCATCATCGGAAATCGAGGGCGCGTGCGCCGCAGGCTTCACTACAGGCGCTGCCGCATCAGTCGGCTTCACCACGGGCTTCACCACGGGCTTCACTGCGGGCGCTACCGTCTTAGTCGGCGCCACTACAGGCGCTACCGTCTTAGTCGGCAACCCAACGGATACGTGCCCGGTGCCAACGGATACATATGACTCCACCTTACCGGAGGGCCCACGAACCGCCTCTAGTAGAAGCCCACTTCGCCGAGCCTTGAATACGGCGCTACGTGCCCGGCGCGCAGTGCCGACCATCGTAATAAGCTCAGCCATCATAACCCTGCCACTCTTCGCCAAAAGGCTATTCAGCACGGCCACCTTATCTTTAGCGTTCATCTTAACTACGTTACTCATTCTCTTAACTTCCTCTTGTGTTCTGCTCGAAAAGAACACTACGTTCCTTTCATCATATTATCATTATAGCGCATTTTGGCGCGGTTGTCTAACAAAATCGTCGGTAATATTATTGCGTTGTTGGTCCAAAATAAGTAACAATGTTTTCTTCGCCGCTGAAAAAAACATGGGCGTATTCGTCGGCTCGACAGTCTCGCGAGAAGCGAGAATCGCCACGATCTCGTCGCAGCAGGCCTGCCAAGATTTGAACCTTTTAACCGGCGTTCGGGTGATCTTGTCGCCGGGAATTACGTTGAAGCGGGCAATCGCCATATTGGGCGTCACCGCCCACAAGTGGCCCTTGATTGTGAGGCCCCACTCATGACGGCGGAACCGAGCCGAGGCGACAGTGCGACCGTCGATTGTGAAAGCCGCGAGGCCCAGCCCGATCAAAACCGTGATGCCGTTGCGTGTGTAAGTTTTCATTTGGGTTAATTGATAATGCAATCAAGCATAATCAATACTCCAACTATCGTGGAAAAGAAGAATAGAAATACCGCGCCGTCAACGAGTGCGGCAAGATAATTGAATTGATTTTTAGATTTCTTTTTCATCATATTACCATTATATCGCATGTTGGCGCATTTGTCTAGTGAAATCGACGGTAATTTTATTGCTTTGTTGAGATGGGGTAAGCAATAATATTACTGGCGCACCCGGCTGGGCTCAAACCAGCCGAACGGCAGGCCGTTGAGGTAGCAAAAGTGCTCCCAATCGCCGTCGGCTTCGCTGGCCTCCATGAGCCAGCGCAGGGCAGTCTCGCGGTCACGCGCGCCCAGGCTGATGGTGTCGGTGACACGCTGTTCAAACCTCTTCACGGCTTTGGCTTCGGCAACGGCTTCGGCTGCCATTTCGCGCGAAATTATTTTGCCCAAGCGCACAAACTCGGCGTCGAAGTCCTCGACGGTCCAGGAGCTGGTGTCCTCGCGAGGACGGAATCCGTAGGCATCCTTATACATGTCGCAATAGGTGCCTTGAGCTTGTTCTAGCTCAGACAGCTCTTCCCAGCTTCTAAACTCACTCATAGTCTGCTTTGTATCGATCATCATATTATCATAATAGCGCATTTTAGGGCATTTGTCTAGTGAAATCGTGAGTAATTTTATTGCTTTGTTGGCATGCCAATAAGTAACAATATTACCGTAATATTATTACGCCGCTGAAGTGCTGTAAGCAATAATATTACCTCACGAAATTTTAAGGTAGTTGACTGATAAATGTATACATTTCATTTATCAGACAAAAGGTGTATTCACGCGAATTGAGCCATGTACGGAATCCCTATGACCCACGGTTACCACTTCACTGCGCCGATGGAATCCATACACATTTGCGACAATCAATGAATTTGCGGGAACGATATACGGCTTTTCGGTAAGACCCATCTCACTTAGCTCATTCTCGAATATTCGAAGAGATCCCTCGGCATGCCCGTAGGTTCTTGCGGCCTCCAATTTATATGTTGCTACTGCAATAGATTGTTCATATATAAACTTCGCGCGGTCGCGCGTGAATATATGCGATCCAGGCACGTATACGAAAGGTCCATTCTCCATTTTCACCTCGTCTGGAAAATACCACCACTTGATGCATGGGAAGAATGTATCAGAATGTAAAATCTTCTGTACATCACCATCTTTGGGCACAGTTATCAATCGCTGAACAAATGTATTCTTCGCATACAAGTCATATACTTCTGGGCTAGCATAGGCCAGACAATCGAATATTATTGGTTTCATGTAGCTCTCATTGAGCATGATATTGAGTGCGATTGACTCCGTATTGAATGATATGATGTTAGACGAAATCTTCATCATAGCTTCTGGCATTTTTTGGATTTCATCAGTCACTCTATTACGTAGTGTATCTTCCAGGAAATCATGAACGACCACAATACCATGCTCATCATACTCTTTCGAATATTCAGTGCGATATTTGGTTTCAGCCCTATGCATATTTCTAATGAGGTGAGCGAAATACGATCTTACCACATGTATTCCTGCTCGGCAAGTATGCTCATCGCAATTGAGTCGAGTAAAATCCTTTGTTGAACTCAGTAGAACATCGGCACTTGCTTTTGGAGCTAGAAGCTCAAATGCTTGCCGAGCGTAATCGCGCACATCATCTCTAGTGCGACTACCTTTCGCATTGAAGATGATGTCTTCCAGCCGCGCGCGAATGACGCCCGAGACATCACAGAATTCTAGAACATTATCAAACATCTAATATTGTCACATTCTTACAATAGGCCTGGCATTCGCGAAGAAACAGCATATCATGACGATACCCAATATAAGGTCCGTCGCAATATTTATCTCCCAGAAATACAATGCGCTTATTAGGATTGAAAATCAGCATACTCATTATGAAAGCACTTGGCGCAGCATATACAATATCGGAATTATATAGATCAATCCAATCGGCAATACTTGATTGATTTGATATCGTATGCTCTGGATATGTTTTTGCTGCTAGCTCTGTGTCGTCCGAATAGATGACTAGCGAATCGGGACCATCAGCATGAGTGACGCGGTCAGCGCGGGCTATAGTCAGAAGATGCTTATATGATTCAATTGAAGCAACGTGTTTATCCTTACCACGAATATGAATACCAAGACGACCAATAATATCGGGATTGGGTGAGATGTTGGCCTTAGGTGTAAGCCAGCGAAAAATTTTGTCTCTATTTTTGAAGATGTACTTAGCAGATCCCTCTACCCAATATGGTGTCTTGCGAATCGTGTCAATTTCAATTATTCGACAGTTCACATCAAAGACATCCTGTAGCTTGTTTGTCGAATCATATGATAAGTCGCCACCTGTATTTACGCAGAGAATTGGTTCTTCGTCGCTATTGATAACCGAAATTGCGGTCGCGGCCTGAAGAATCTGGACTCCCATTTGTCCGCGGATATGAAGACGAATAGTATTCATTGATTTGCCTCACATGATAGACGAGAATCTGGATGTTCGTCGCTGATATTGTTCAATAGCTGCTTATACGTAATCGTGGAAATATTACTATTGGATGAGGGCATACGACGTAGCGCAATATCTGCTTCATACTCATAGCATAGTAAAAAATCGACAGTGGGATTATTAGACACTAGCCAATTCAGATATCGCGCACGCCCGAAATTATCTTCATGGCGCGCACGAGTGTTTGGGCCATAATTGATAGTTCCATCGTATACATTACTAACAGATTGACCAACATCATTCAGCATGAAATCAAACCCTAGCCCAATTACGGTAGTCGCTCCGTGCCGAATAGCTTCAATCATTGCATTCATGCCCGCATTACTACGAGGCTGATTTGGGTTGCATTCTTTTGGTTCCCATCGTTCACTAAGTGGAGGAACAATGAATCTATTCTTGGGAAAATCACTATTTCGAATCTCTTCTATCATTCCGTCATCTATCGCAATTAGATAATTCGGCAGGTCATAATTTGGTGCATATTCTCGATATAGCGCATTGCATCCGTATATTGGACCGAGACCAATGAGTTGGCGAAGATTAAACCCTAATCGACTTGTTCCATTGGCAATTACAAACGCAATCATTCCGGCCAATCTTTAGTCATATTAGGAAAAGCCAACGTCACGGCCTTACGAGAAATATTAAGGGCCTTATCTTTTACCCGCAATACCAGTTTAGCATCATCGCGATCAACAGATTCAAGTACCTGAATGAATAGCTGCTCGCGTTTAATCTGTGTAATATTTCGATTCTCTGGGCTATCGACAAAATATATGAACATACGAACGCATTCGGAATATAGCTTACCCTCTTGATCCGCAGCTTCATGTAGCTGCTTATAGGGCGGCGCGCCGGGCGGAATCATCCACTTGACGCCCGGATCGAGAGCATAGCCAATAATAGTCTTTAGTGCAGCACTACTATTCTTTCTCATAACGTCAGCCTGAGCTTCGTCTGTAGTCTGCTTTTCTATTTCGAGAATAATACTCGATAGTGTTCTAATCATTAGAATTCTCCAATATGTTCAGTTAGATTGCCCAGACGATA